GCCTGAGGAGCTTGCGAAACCCCGGGTGGGTAGTGCGAAAGGATTTAGTAACACATATTATAACTACAACAACAACAACAGCAACACACAACACACACAACAACAATACCACGATACACACGTACACAATGTCGGACAGCAAGGTTCAGCACAAACAGAAACTGGCTAGCCGCTACGCCAGGAAGAGGAATATGCATGGGATGGTTGAGCTGGCTAGTTACAAGCCCGAGGATTCGAAGTTCCTCGGGAACAACAAAGGCGGGCCCAAGTACGAAGAACAACTTGCCCAATCGATGAGCAGGTACCGTCAGCTGCAAGAAGAGAGGGAAAACCTGTTCGCTTTCATCATGCCAGCCGGGCACGGTAAAACAAAGCTGGCGTACAGGTACGGATTCGTGGATATCGATGAGTTGATATCTGATAACGAGCGGGATTATTTTGTCGACTTACGAGTCGGAGCGATCACGGGGATGAATACTTGGTCACGCCACAACACTGAGTGGTTCAGCAGGGTCAACCAGACACTGGACCTTTTGGATTACAGCATGCCCGTTATCATCATGGTTCATACTGAAGAGACGGCCCTGGAGATTGGGGCTAGGCCGATCGGTGCATTCAAACTGAGGCGTGAACAGTTCAACAAAAATATCATGGCTCGAGACCATATGAATAAGTGGTTTTCGGAGCTAAGTTACGAGACATGGCGAGTATCGAAGGAGGTGCCAAACCAGGCGATCCTTGATACTAACGAAGAGGTCGAGTCGGCGGTACTGGAGATCCTGAATCTTTCAGGGATGCCGGTCGCGTGCCCACACAAGTACACAAGCCGTAACTGGAACGATATGTACGATCGTTCAGTGCCCAGGTGGGTGCTTCAAGGTGACAGGGCCGGAGACAGGTACGTTGATATCAACTACCTGGTAGAGCTGCATGACCAAGGGAAGGTGCCGAAAGAATGTGTCGACTACTATGTTCGGATGAGTTACGTGCCTACTCAATTTGACTTCGGTGTAAGTATGTTCGAGTGGAGTCAGATCTTAGCCGAATTGCCCCCTTTGTTTAACAAGCGGAAAGAGTTCGATCTAGATGGTGATATGGTGAAAGTCTTTCCACCACGGTCAGCTAAAGAGCTGTCTCGCGCGAACATCACAGTCCGGCACTTAATTCAAACGTTTGACATCTTTTCTCATGATGATGCACTCGACATAGCCAAGAGGCACGTTGGTGAACCACAGGTGTTCGTCACCAGTATCTTAACAGCTTGGAAGGGGATACTCCAGAATACCGAGGTGGCAGGGCTGGTCTACCCATGGTTTTGGATAAATTTCAATCGCTGGTCCGACAAGATGAAGAGCCTGCATTCTTACATCAGAACTAGCCGCTATCTGATGCACACGCCGATTCAAGAAAAAGACAGGCAAGCATTGATGTACATGGACTTACTAGTTGGTAGGTCAGAGTACAAGATCGATGAGGAGGCAGAGGTCAAGGTGAGGTCGTCTGACACGTATGATGCTAAACACCTATCATACAACGAAGACAGCCAAAGTTATACGAACGATCAATACAAGAGAGACTTCAGTGATGCTATTGTTGAGGCTCATATGCGGATCAAGACTGACCCCAAGCCTATCAATATTGATTCGTTCTATGATTTCTATCAACGTAGAGCCACATGGGTGACCAAGGGTGGACTGGTCTATAACAAACTGCCCAAAGGGATGAAAGAGTTTACTGCTTCCATATACGATGCAGTTTTCAACACAGTTGAAGAGATCAAGGGGCGACACAACAAGAAGTCTCTCTTTGAGGTGTCCGAACTGTATGACATACTGAAAGGATGCAATGCTGAAAACTTCAACATGACAAAGACAATGATTAAGTATGAAGTTGGTAAAAAGGACCGAACGTTACTCCCCGGTTCACTGGCCCACTTCATCGTCTTTTGTTATATACTGGTGCTTGCCGAGAAACAAGAGCAAGTCGGCAGTGTGCGCTTGAATGCCAAAGAGGATGTGGACATATCCTACTTTGATAAGAAAATGGGTACGGGCATATTTCATGTGTTGTACGATTGGGCGGACTTCAACGAACAGCACTCAGCGTGGGAGATGGCACAGGTTATTCAGGCACTAAGTGACTACATGCCGCAAGCCCCAGACACAGCCATGTTCTGTGAGGCCATAGTGAGAGGAATGTACACTATGGGTTTAGAGGATAGGGATGGCAAGGTTTGGAAGTTATGGCGTGGTCTATACTCTGGTTGGCGTGGCACAACGTGGATCAATTCAGTCTTAAATTTCTGCTACGTCAATATCGCACTCAAGAATCTGGCAAGGATAAGTGGCCAAGAATGTGTCCTGATGGTTGATCACGGTGGAGATGATGTCGATCTCATGCTTAGTCAGCCGGAACTCATGCCAGTATTCCTGGAGATCATGGACAATATGCTGTTTAAAGCAAATAAGTGGAAACAGATGTTTGGCAAAAGGTCAGAATTCTTCCGGAATACCATCAGTGGGGCCGCCGTATATGCTAGTCCAACAAGAGCTTTGGCCAGCTTCATTGCAGGTGACTGGGAAGGCGCAGGCCGTGCGACCGTTCGTGAGCGGGTTGTCAGCTTGCTAGACCAGATAGCCAAGCTCAGGAGACGGGGGGTTAGCAATGTGATGTGCCAGGGTTTGACTATGGCGACAATCAGCCACTGGTGTAAGGTAAAAGATGGGGAAGAATGGGTCAACCTCCCACCACACATCCTACACGGGCGCGCAAGCCAAAACGGCCTTGGGATACCAGACGTTAACAATAAGGTCTGGGTACTGGAGGATGATGTACCTGAAGTAAACGAAGAGTGGTACAAGGTGGTGGTGCCGGACTACAAGGCCAGCCGGGATTATGTTTCAGTACTTGCATCTGAGATGGAGAAGTTCAGCCTAGTCATTGAGAGACAGCAGGCCCTGGCAGAAAAACTAGCTGAAGATTCTTTCGATCTGGAGAAGAGTGTGGACCGACAGGCCTGGCGTAAACTTCTCGAGTTCGAAACGACCGTCATCGGTTATGAAGACGTACTAGAGGAGATGGTTAACGAGGAGGTATTCGAAAACTTCCTGGAGTTTAATATAACCGACGGGCTGCAAAAGAAGTTTGATAAAGCTTCGCGGTACCAAGAGTATGTTGGATACATCACCCATCAAGGGACACCGCTGACAAAAGAAGAATTAGTAAACTTGATGTCAGATGGCGAAGTGAGCATTGAAGCTCTAGAATTCCAAGGTGATATCTATTATGCTAGGCTGGTTCCAGAATTCATCAGTAATAGGGCTACTATCTATTGTCGGGCAGCCATCAATGGCGAGTTTATAGATAGTGATACAGCCCAAGATGTCTTTCGGACAGTCTGTTGGATGTCTGCTAAATGTTTCGGGCATATGATGTAAATTATACGCCTGTTACCAGCGTCCTGGGGAAGGACCGTTCTGCATGACGTGCATGCAGTTGAGTAATTTAAATACAAACCAGCACGCCCGCTGCTGCTGTCAAAGTAGCAGGGGAACTGTGGGTCATAGCGACCTGCGGGCACATGGTCAGCGTCAAGCTGTCCAGTGTTGATGCCAAGGG